AACAGAACATTATCAACAGCATCATCAGATTCATCAAACATTACGAAGGTTATGGTGCTACCAATCTTACAATCAACACATTAGATTTGGATTCTGGATTAATCATCATTGATAAGTATTATGATATCAAGGATGACGAAGGTATCTCAAGAAGATACACATTTAATGTTGTCGATGATAAAGTGATTCACAAGAAGAGTGAAACCATCTCATTATTGGATGGAAAAGAATCTATTGTGAAATCCGAAGACTTCGACATAGTAATTGCACAGGATACCTATGTTCCTTATGAAGTGATTGAGAATCTTAACAATGGAATTGATTTGGTTAAATCTCAACTAAATGACTGTGAACGACTTGAGAGGACTACGATTGATTTAATGGATCCAAATAACAAGTATTTCAGAATCACAACAAGAGATGAAGATGATTTTGTGATGAACTTCAATGTGAATGAGTATACTACACCTATTGTTCCAACATTGCCTTCAGCATTAGTTGATAAGATAAGGGTTACTTCTATCGAACCAGCAATGAATGAACAGAAGTTCACACCTTGTGATACCATCACACAGGAAGCGTTTGATTCTGTTAGAAAATTCTGTGCAACAATGATTGATGCAGACTATACATATACAACACAGATTATTGGATTAACATCATTTGACGATTACTTCAGGGTATCATGCTATGATTGTAATAGCGGACTAACTGTTATCTTTACAGTAATCTTCACAACCTGTGGTGATAAATACACAGGATTCAAAGTTGTTGGTATCGAAGCTGAGGATTAAAATAATTATAGCTGTCCTATCGGCTTGACGGGGAGAATAGGAGATATATTATGTCAGGATTTAGAGAGTATTTGGATAAGTATTTGGAAGCTATGGAACCAGGAACTGTTTATGTTGTATCAGATGAAAAAGAGGTTGATGATAATAGTCATGTGTTTACAGTATTAAATACTCGTAATAATATCAATGTAGATATCACAGTCAAATATACTGGCAATAAGTATTTAGTAACACATTTCATTCCAGAAGGATTCTTAGAGATGGAAGAGGATTACTCACTTGAAAATGTGTTTAATCTTACAACAACATTTGTTGAAGAGTATATAGCTTCAAATGATGATAGTACGTATAGAGCTACTATAAATGATTACAATTATATGTCAGGAGAATTCTATATTGAAATCTTTGATCCGAGATTAGAAAGATGTAGAATATTTGCATTTAAGATCAACTATGATAGTTATAATATTCCTGATAGTATTGATTGTATTTGTGAAGAAAGAACTGGAAACACTTGTATATAATAAAGGGAGGATATTGAGATGACATTTAGAGAGTATTTAGACGAGTATTTAAAAATAGTAGAACCAGAAACTGTGTTTAATGTTACAGATGAAAGATCTATAGATGATTACAACTGTGTCTTTACAGTATTGAACACACGCAATAATATCACGATGGATATTACAATCAAGCATTATCGTTATACACATAATGATTTACATGAAGTTATAAATATTAAACCAAAAGGTTATTTAGATTTGGGTGATGATAATAGTCTTGATAATGTGTTTAGAGAATCTATAATATTTGTAGAAGATTATGTCGGAACTGATCGTAGTATTGGATGTCCTATAATTGATTCATATGATTATGTTGAGGGCACATTTCTAATAGATATGTATGATAATGTAATGGAAGATGACAGAAGACTCAAGTTTAACATAATCTATGATCCTGTCAATTATAATATCACAGATATTAAATTGGTGTGTGAGATCGTAGAATAATTTGTTAGTATGTATTGGTAGTGTAGATATTAAACTTCTATACTACCAATACTTAAAATATTAACTATAAAGGAGGGTTCGCTATGAACAACATCAATACTGAAGAAATTTATAAAAGTATCTTTGGGAATGTGAAGATATCTAGTGAGGATATTATGGAATTATCTAACACCATTCAATTATTGACAATATGGAGTATTGATAATCCAGAAGCTATCATTGATTGTAATAGTATTGAATTAATCAATAATAATACTATCTTACAGTTTAAATTTATTAAGAATGATAATGGAAGTGTATCTACATATAAAGCACTATTATACGTACTTACAGACATTAGACATTCTATCTGCGATAAATCGTCCATAGGTACTATAGAATATGTAAACTGTGATTTGATTCCTAATACTAAATTAGAAATCAAGATCACGTATGATCCTATTGATCAACAATGTATGTATTATATAATACATTCAGATGAGGTTTTGAACAATCGTAAATAATTAAGTATTCTACCAATACTTAAATAATTAATATAAAGGAGAAGGTTATTATGAGTAGTATCAAGAATGAAGAGATTTATAAGAGTATTTACGGAAATGAGAATTTGTCTAGTGAGGATATTATGGAGATTTCAAATGTTATTCAATTAATCTCAATATGGACTAATGATAATCCAGGAGGTGTTGTTGATTATGATAGTATCAAAGTAATTAATGAAAATGGTATTAGTAGATTACGATTCACATATAATCAGAGTGTTAACAACTCACCAAAGAAATATAAGGTAGCCTTATTTCTAACTTCCGATATTAGCTCTGATATCTGTGATAAATCTTCTATAGGTTATATTAGGTGTGATGAGATTAATGATATGGAGATTCGATTCTGTCGTAAAAAGTATGATTCACATCTGATGAATACTATGGCTAATCAGTTACTTGATATATATAATAGTTTTAAGAACTCATCAGACATCCACCCTGGAGTTACTCGTAGAACTAATTGTGATGATTATGTTGAAAATAATCCTTATCAAAACTATGGTGTAAGCAAATTGAGTGCGGAAGATGTACTTAATACACTTAAGCGTATAAATGATTTGATTGATGATTATATGAATCATAAAACTGATTCCAATGATAAAGGGTCGTGGAATAATCATAAATAGTTAGTATAAATTCACCATCACTTATTATTAAATGTGAATAATAAGTGATGGTGTTTATTTTTTCTATAAATATAAAAAATCATCATACCAAATTCAAATATATGAAAGGGTATTATTATGAATAAATACGATAGAAACCTAATATTATTGCAAGAGTCTGTTATTGATGATTATAACACAATCAATTCATTAAAGACACTCACTAATAATAACTTGAGCTATTCAGATACTATTTATTATACTGAGTCTGTATCTAGTGTGATTGGCAAGATTATTGATAAGATTAGAGAAATGATTAAAACAATCGTAGATAAGATTAAGGAGTTATTTGTAGGTAAGAAAGAATCTAAATTACCAGATAATGCTCCAGTAAAGATTAAGAAAAGTGTCGTTCAGAAAACTAAGCAACTACCTAAGATACTTGCAATTCTTAAGAAGTATATCATGTTAGTTGTAAATGGTATTAAAAAAGGTATTTTACCAATAGCAACTGCTGTAGGAAATGTTACAGTGAATGCTGGTAAACTTAGAGCTGAAAGAAGAGCTAAAGAGATTGGAACATACTTAGATAATCATATGGATAGAGATGCTGAAAAAATGAAAGCCGATATTGCCGCTATCGAACAGTATAAGAATATGATTGAATATAATAAGGCTGAAATTATAACTCAAAATAAGAATGATAGTAAAGACGTTAATAAAACATCTGCATATACAACTATTAATGCAGCGGCTTGTTATCAGATGATTGATTTAATGAATAAACAGATGTTAGAGATTGATAAAGAAATTTCTAATATCAATAGTAAGAATGATAATAAGTATAACCTCGATTGTTTACACCAATTAAATTGGTTAGTTCAGGAGTATAATAACACAATTAATGCTTGTGCATATTCTTTAAATAAAGCTGGTGCATCTGAGTATATGGCTATTACTAAAACGAGTAAAGATGTTGCAAATAATATTAGTAATACATTAAATGATTTCAACACATCTAAAGATGGTAAAAATATTGATAAGATGTGTAAAGAAATGGTAAGAGATCAGAGACGATGGATGGCTAAATATGGTAATAAAATTAATAAACTTAGACAGGCTGGTAGTGCAAGCGGTGCTAATCAGATTCTATTAAAGTCATCATTAGATTTTGAAGAGTTAACAAAGAATTACAGAGATCTAACAATATTACCAAATTTCAAATATCAATCACACGCTAAAGATGTTATCAGTGGTATGTTAGAAATTAAGAATATTTACAAAGGATAGAATAAATTAACTAGATAGTATCTAATCTGATACTATCTAGTTTATAATTGATAGTGTTGAATTAATTAAGTATATTTATGACATATAAGTAATTCGAGTATTTTCTATAGTAATACTTATCTTCCGAGAATAGGTGTTACAAACAAATATATAAAATATTTGAATAAATATATATTCTGAAAGGAGTATTTAAGTTATGGCTCAAAAAGTACAGATTGTACCTAAGTTTCTACATTCTCATGTAGAAACAGTCATTAATGACTATACTGCTGTGGTCGATACAGCAAGAGTTGAGTCTGATGATTCTTGTGTCTTGTTGACAGTCTTTACTGGTCCACAAGGTATTGATAATACACTAGTTAAGATTAAGGATACTGATACATTTGAAAGCATCTTTGGAAAGTCTAATTATAGATTGTATGGACAACCTATGATGATGGCTGAAGCAGCATTAAGAACAGGTTGTGCAACTTGTTGGTGTATGCGTGTTATGCCAGATGATGCTAGATATGCTAACAGTGTTCTTTCAGTATATTATAAGGCTGATGTTGCTAAGAAGAAGTTCAGAATCAAGTTTAAAGCTAAGTCTTTAACAGATACTTCTGCTGTTACAAGTAAGACTGATCTCTATACTAAGGGATTAGTACTTGATGGAGTTGCTGGATCTGATGGTACCTTTAAGGATGCTGACGGATATACACAAGTTCCACTTGTAACATTTAGAGCATCTGGTAGAGGTGATTATGCAAATAATTATCGTTGGAGAATGATTCGTAATAGAGATTCTGAGAATGATTATAGAATTAAGATGATTTCATTTGAAGCACTTAATTCAAATAATGGTATCAAAGTTATTGCGAATTATGCTGGTACATTAGCTGATTCTGATAAGTTTGCTAAAACTACTCTTATCAATGATATTGTAGATGATGCTGATACTGGTGTAGCACCTATTGATATTCAATGTTATGAAGATAACTTCATCACATTACATGAAGCTTATGTTAAGTTCTTGAAAGATGTTGAAACAGCTACTCCTGGTACTGTTACAACTATTCCAGATGCTGATGAGTTTGATCCTATCTTTGGATATGAATTAGGTACTGCAAATAAGGATAAGTTTATTTCATTTACTCAGGTACAGCCAGGAACTGGTGTTCCTGCTGGTGGTGATGCTGATGACTATACAACAACTAATGATATTATCACACCTGACAGTGTAGAAGGAGTTCTTCTAGCTGGTGGTACAGATGGTTCATTTAAGTCAGCAGATCAGACTACAAGAGATAATGCTATTACTAAAGCATATAATGATGCATTCTCTGGTAAGTTAGATAAGATGATCTTATCTAATAAGAGAGTACATCTTAATGCAATCTTTGATGCTAATTATCCTTATGAAGTAAAGAAGACATTATATGATTTTGCAACTACTAGAGATGATTCAGTATTGTATCTTGATTGTGGATTAGTTAATTCATTCTCTGAGGGAAATATGGCTAATCTTGAAAGAGATTATGGTATTTTCAATAATAGAGGGTGCTCTAAGAATCCACAATGGGAGACTATTAAGGATCCAATCACTCGTAAGAAGGTTCCAGTAACTATTACATATTTCTTTGCAGAGCGTTATCCAATTCATGTAAGAGATAATGGTTACCATGTACCTTTCACAAATAATTATGCTCAGTTGTCTAATGGTGTAAGAAATTCATTACAACCAGTTGTTGAAGATTATGATACTGGATTAAAAGAGTGGTTGTATGTTAATAGATTCAATTACTTCGAGGCTACTGGTGAAGATGTTTATAAGAGATCATGTCAGAATACATCTCAGATGTTGACATCTGATCTTCTTGAAGAATCAAATATGCATACACTCTTTAGTATTAAACATATCCTTGAGACTGATGCTAGAAATAACCTATATAACTTTGCTGAAGCAGATGATAGAAAGAGATTCACAGATTATGAGACTGCTAAATTTGCACCATGGGTTGGAAGTAGACTACAATCTTTCAATATTGAATTCTCTATGAATGCTTGGGAAGCTGAAAGATCAATCATGCATTGCTATGTAGCTATTCAGTTCAGAACTCTCAATAAGAGAACAATCATTGAAATCGACGTAAATAAGCGTGATTTCACAGCATAATAAAGAAAGGTAGGTAAATTGAATTATGGCTCAGATGACAATTCAGTCTAATATTCATCAGCATACCTATGATAACTTAGATAAGTATGCATTGTTCTTAAGTGGTCTGAACGTAACACATGATGTGCTTCAGTCTTATGATCCGCTTAAGACAGGATTTGGTAGATTATTTATGGTTAGACAACCATTGATGGTAAACCAACTAATTCCGACTAAGATGAAGAAGTTTAAACATATTCTCGAATATGGTATTACAGCACTTTCAGGCATTAATGATTATAATGTACAAACAGGTAGCGTAGAAGGTGGATATGCTGGTAGATCAATGGAAGTTCCAACTAAGGTAGAAGATGGAACTAATTCATTTACAATTAGTACATATGAATTTTCTGGATCACCATTACGTGAAGTACTTCACTTCTGGATTAATGGTGTTACAGATATCCAGACAACATTTTCACATTATTATGGATTGGATATTCCAGTAAACCAAGCTAATCACACAGCAGAGTTTATTTATGTATCAACAGATCAGACAGGTAAGAATATTGAATACGCTTGTCTATTTGCTAACTGCTTCCCTAAGAAGATTGATACTGATAGATATAATATGAATAAAGGTGATATCAAAGTAGTAGAAATGGATATCGAGTTCTCTTGTACAAAGTATGAGTCACCTCAGATTAATGCTAAGGCTGCTCAGTTACTTGATAGATATAAGATTCTTATGAATTCATTAGACTTCCACTCTGGAATTACTGATAGAATTATTAGCCAGACACCAGTTAAGACATATAATATCCAGACTGGTATGCTTGATGGTTAATTTTACATAGATATAAACATATATCCCTACAACTGTACCCAGATTAATTGGGGATGGTTGTAGGGAATTTTATATTATGTAAGAAAGGAGATTATAGAATAACGTGGCAGTTAAGAAAATAGGAGTATTATTAAGAAAATTATTCTCCAATGGTGATGAGTATATTATCTATTTTAAGAATAGAGCTAAAGATGTAATCATTGATGAAACAACTAATGAAACTTTAGCTCCATATGTTAATAAGATAAAAAATATTAACGACTATGCTAGTAAAGTTGAGAGAAGTCCTAATAATGGATATATTATGATTAATGGTACAAATACTCCAGTATACACACACCCAACTCAACCAATAAATGCTGGACAATATGATCTAGTTACTGTAGATACTAATGGTCATGTTACTGGAGCATCATTAAGACAAGTATGGGATAAAAGAGTTACTGGAAATATTGGTGATGCAACAACTGGATATAGCCCTCATGCGTTTAAACCAAATATCCCTACTGGATATGATCAGATTACTATAGGACACCATTTAGGTATTATCTATTCTTTTTTGTATCATATCAAAGATCATTCTTATGAAGATACTATCACATGGAATAGATTAAGTCCAGATGTACAGAATAATATTAATGGTAGATTAAATAATTCTAATATAGCATATATCAATAGTTGGGATGCTGAAGATACTAGAAGTAATGTGGTATTAGGAGTTAATGCGACATGGCATTATAGAAGGAAATTTAGAGAACTAGAAGCATCTATTAATAATATGAATGGATTATTAGGAAACCTTAATAATCAGGTAAATAATATTAATGGAATATTATCTAATGTCCACACATACAATAATGATATAAATGTTGATACCAACATATTACAGGTTCCGTCGAATCAACAAGTTACAATAGATGATATGCTTTTCCCTGGTACTGGTAAGGTTTATGTTACGTATACTGTAAGATATATGTGTGGTAGGAGTACAAGAATTTCTTTATTCTATTATAGGTCAGATATTAATAAATGGGATGTTGAAGCTGTTGATACAGCCATTGGTGAACACACTATGTTTATCGAGACTATATTTGACACAAATAGAGATCTACATCATCTAAAATTAATTACTCAATGTAGTGCTGATTGCACTATAACATACACAGCACGAAGATGGATTCAGTTAAGATAATCTATATAATAACCCTAAAAACTATTATCTAATATAATGAAAGGAAGTATATTGAAATATAATGATTAGTATCAATTATATTAGAGGCTCTAAAACAGATATGTTATATAATGAGATTTTAGAGTCTACTTCATATATTAATTCACATATCAATTCACCATTATATGATACATTTACTAAGTATGATGAGAAATTTGTTATCGAGCATTTTGATCTAGTTACTGAGAATGTATTTGAGAAGATTGGTGACGCTGTAAAGAAAGTCGTTAGTAAGTTTATTGAGTTAGTAGATTCTTTGATTACTAATGTTAAAGAAGCATTGTGGGGAAGAAAAACTGATATGCAGAAGATTGAAGCTATTGTGAAGAAGAATCCTGTATATGGTGAACAGATTAAGATGGCTTTCCTTAATGGTGATTTAGACATTAAAGATATCAAATCTATGCAAGATCTTATGGATGGTACTTACGACATCATGGAAAAGCTTCGTACAGGTAAACTTAAACCCGAAGTTGCTAAAACTAATTTTGAAAAGCTTAAAGATAAATTCATCAAAGGTACAGCATTACTTGCAACAGTTGCTGGTGGTATTAAACTTGCAGGTGGTGCTGTTGAGGGATTTGATAAAATGATTAAATTCCGAGAGAAGCTTATTACAGCTAGTGCTGATGCTAAGACTCTTAAGTTAAAAGCTAAATCAATGCAAGCTAACTTAGATGCTATGAATACTACTAAAGATGAGAATGGTAATACAGTAGTATTACAGAGATCAATGATGACTTCAGCTTTATCTATGATTGGTGGTAATCTAACTAAGATGAATGGATTGGCAGCAAAATTAGGTAATAAGATTCAAAGTATTGCAGATGCTCATACAACTAAGATTGGTATTAAGCAAGCACAGCAAAAAGCTACAGATGCTGCTGTTGATTACCATAACGCTAAATTGGCTGCTAATGGTGATGGTGGAGCACCTAATACAGTTAAGAGCAATTTCGCACATGTAGATCTTGGTCAGATTCTTACAGTTGATGCTGATAAAAAAGAAAAAGCTAAAGCTGCTGCCGCTGCTAATGGTTCTGGTGGTTCAGGATCTGGTGGTACACCTTAATTAGAACATATTTTAGAAGAAGAGATTGTTAGATAAATCTCTTCTTCGTTCTATTTATGATGAAAAACTTTAGTGTAATTTTAAGAAGAAAGGTAGGTAAAATTAATGTATTTAAGTGACATCGGTTTGAGAATCTTACAGGAACATATGAGTCTTGTAAGTACTTATAACGAACTCACATTAGATAGTTTTACAAAACCATATCTGGAAAAGAACTATAGTGACTATATTGATGATCCAAATCAGTTATCTACTATATCAAAGATTTTCCAATTTTCAATAGATAATAAATTTTCTATCTATGAGGATGTTATTAAAAAGTGTTTAGAAGTTGCTCAATCACATTCTAATTCAGTAGGTGACTTAAATGATTTCTATAGTAAGATTGTAGAATATCCTAACTTTGAAAATGTTAGGGTTATCTTTAGATTATATGGTGATAATGTAGTTACTGATATCAATCCAGATTATTTAATTATCTTCACAGATACTATGGCTAGAAATATTGATAAGATGTTAAAAGGTGATATGTCATCAGATGATATTAAAGCTAAATTCCTTACAGATTATTATAAGAGTCAATGTAAACAAAGATTAGCTACTACTAAGATATCATCTAATGATGATTTAAAGTCTATTGTAAAGAAAGACTTCACAACATCATATCAGATTGGTAAAGAAATTATCAGAGATATCGTATTACCAATTCTCGATAATTATAGTGTCAATATGAATATATTAAATAATGATTGTACTAAGACAATCTTAGCTATTGATAAATCTAATGATATTATTACAGATATTCTGAATACTCTTAAGAAGTATAAAGATGCTAATAAGATAGATAATGCTACATATAACAAATTGAATATTATCGTTATTAAATATATTAAGTTATATTTTGATTTATGTGCATATCTCACATTTGTAGTAACTAAGAAGATCAATACATTATCATTTAATATTTCTACATTGGAGAGATCTAAATCAGATTTGCTTAAGTATTTCCCAGATGGTGTTAATATACTCCATGAGTCTGTAATGACTGGAACTGATGGTGATATTGAGACAGATGATACTATTAGAACTATTGATAGTGGAAACGATTCTATCTTACAAGCTATTCTAGCTAATATTATGGAGTCTAATCTTGATAAGATTGAGTACTATAGTAATAGACGAGTTAATATGGAAGCTATTAAAGATACTCCATATAAGAATGATATCTATGAATTGATTCAGAAGAACTTAGATGCTCTAAGAGATAAGGTAAATAAATTCGTAGATAACTATAATGATGGAATGTCATTAGAGGATAATATTGATGAGTTTGGATTAAAGGCAAATGTTGAAGAAATGTATCCAGATTTAGTTGATAAAACTATTGCTAATGTTGAGTACTATGATAAGCTTAGAACTACGATTGGTAAAGATAAGTATTCAGATTTCATCTGTATGTTATTACATGAAATATTAGATCAGAAGAATAATGTTGGTAGTACCATTATTAAGTCTATTAGTGATTTAATTGATTTCGTTAATGAATTCTATTTCAGAGTTAGAAGTGGAACCAATGTTGGATTAGAAGAAATCTATAATGAAGAAAAACTAGGAAAGTTCTTAGATGATGTTTTAGCAATGATTCATAATGTTGAAGTACTAGTTGTAAATAGTTTAACTACTAGATATAGCAATATTGATAAACTATTGAAAAACGTCATTGAAGAAAAATACTCTATTGATTATGGTGAACTAACAACTGATATTGAAGATGCTGAATTTACTAATAATCTACTAGTTGATACATTGAGTGATATCAATGATACTACAGAAGAAATTAATGTCATTGAATCAATGAGACTATATAGAATTGCTAGAGAGAGATATCTTAATGGTACTATATTAACAGAAGCATTAGCAACAAATCCAAATGCTGACAATAATACTAATGCTCCACAAAATAATCAAGATAAACAAAAACTAGGGGATTTAATTAAGAACTTCATTAAGAAGATTCAGGAGTTCTTTGGTGGTAATGCTAATAAATTAAGAGCCATTACACAAGACCAATCTGGTAATTTGAAATGGTTGCAGGATAACAAAGCAACATTTACTACTAGAAATTATTCTAATGACCAAGTTAGTATCTTACCATATTATGATAATCCACACATTGGTCAAATTCTTGGAGATTTCGATAAGGTAATTAATACATTAAATACATTAAATACTAATGCTGTAAAGAACTTACAAACTCCACAGCAAGTTAACGCATACTTGTTTAAATCTATCTTAGGTGAGCAAAATACTAATGTGCCAGATGTTAGTAAAATTTTCCCTAATTACTATAGTGGAGATACTAGTGGTAATAATAGATTAAAACAATATAGTGGTAATGATGTTGGTAAATTGGTAAATCAGATGTTTGATTTTTGTATTACTGCATACAGTACTGGATTTAATGATATTGCTAATAAGAATGATACTATTCAGAAGATTCTTCAGAATAAGTTTAATCCTATGATAAATATGACTGAAAGTGTTAATATGTTATTTGAAGCTGATGGTAATACTAATAGTGCTCCAACTGATAATAGTGGTCAAGCAGTGCAGAATGTACAACAGAGTACTACAACTAACAATAACCAACAGAATACAAATAATAAACAGACAACACCAGATGTTAAGAAAGGTGACAACCAGAATCAGAATAATCAAAATAATAATCAACAGAATAATGAGCAGAACAAGAAGACAAGTACTAACGATAGTAAACTATTTAATATAATTAAATGGATTACAAGTTCTGTAGAAATATTCTCAGCCGCAGCAATTAACGGATATAGAAATTGTAATTTTGATTCTCTTAAAGTCATTGATAAACTCAAGTAATGTATATGTAGATATAGGTATTATCACCTATATCTACATAAATTGTTGTTTAATAATAAGGGATCATAGATAAATCCGTATAATCAATATATATATAGATATATCATTTAGGTGTATCAAATACAAAAATACATTTAGATGACCTATCGACTTAACGGGGAGAAAGGAGTTCTTATGAAGAACTTTAAAGACATCTTATCCCATAAACCTAACACTTTCATGGGAGAACTTCTGAGAGATGGGCTCATCTCTTATGGAGTTAGTAGAGCATTAGATGATATAGAAATAATTGGGTTATCCGTGAAGATTCTTTCACGGATTCATCCAATAAAGAAAGGAGGTGATAAAAAGAAGGAGTCCCAGTAGGGATTCCTTTTTTCCTATTATTAAACCTATCGAAAAACTTTAGTCTAATCAATGAGAAAGGATAATACTTAATAATGGGAGTTGTAAAGATTAAGTCAAGATTAAAATGTAAATTCTGTGATTCTTATCATAATGATGTAGATGCATATGTTGCACATCTTGAATCTAAACATCATGATATTATTCCAGAAAATATGGATCCTTGGCAATTCTATTATTTTTTGAAAACTGGTAAGCGTGGTGGTAGATGTATCATGTGTAATAATCCAACCAAATGGAACTCAGTAACTCATAAGTATTTTAGGTTTTGTGATAATCCAAAATGTAAAGATAGATATCGTGAAGAGTTTAAGAAAAGAATGATTGGTAAATATGGTAAAGTATCATTATTAGATGATCCAGAACAACAGAAGAAAATGTTAGCTAATAGATCTATATCTGGTGAATATATGTGGAGTACAAGACAAGGTACTAAAACATATACAGGTTCATATGAACATGACTTCTTAGAGTTCTTAGACAAGTTTATGCAATTTGAGTATGATGATGTTATGTCACCATCTCCTCATACATATTGGTATACTTATAATAATGAAAAGCACTTCTATATTCCAGATTTTTTTATTCCATCATTAGGATTAGAAGTAGAAGTTAAAGATGGTGGAGATAATCCAAATATGCATCATAAGATTCAAGCTGTAGATAAGGTTAAAGAGAAACTAAAAGATCAAGTTATGGTTACTAATAAAGCATACCACTATATTAAGATTATTAATAAAAATAATAGGACATTCTTAGACTTCTTAGAGAGAGTAAAATATAATACAGAATGTGGTAGAGAAGATGAGAAGGTTTATATACTACAATAGATTGGAGGTATATTGATGAATATTGAAGAATTAACCGATAAGATTATAATGGATAGAGATGTATTGATTTATCTATTACATCATATCCAATCAGTTAATGTATTCTATAAAGATATGGTAAGGAATAATGCTAATAGAATTGTAAATCTATTAGCTTATGATGAATTAAACGATTATGTTATATCAGACAAATTAACTGTACTAGATGGTGCTGAAAATAGGAGATTATTCAATCAAGAGAAAGTCAGATGTTGTATAGATAATGGAAAATTCTGGGATCCGATTGGTGGAGTTTATGATTATTTATTAACAACTGGTAAGTTATTAGATTTTAATCTTGGTAAAGTAGACTTAGTTAAACCAGATGAATTAGGATCTACTGTAAGAGTTGGTATGTTAACTATCTATAAGAGAAATGTTAATATGATTAATAGCATACTCAATGTATATAAGTTTACTAATGACCTTACTGATGTTTATAATTATCTTAAAACCAATTCTATGACTTATAAGAATGATGGGTTATGTCCAGATATTGATAACACACTATACAATGATTATGTCAAACTTGATAAGGATACATCAGACTTTAAATCTTATAAGATTAAAGATGATGTTGTATTTACTAATATGGATACTACAGAAGATAATCTTAAAGATGATATTGATATTATCAAATATAGTGGATTAAGTTATCAACACCCTACAGAACCTATTAATTTATCAATAGGAGAATCTACTATTATCCTACAGAATAAATTAGGAGATATTGCAGTATTTGAAGTTAGTAATGGGAATTATAATCAGATAGATATTAAGAAGTTATCATATGATGATAATTACGAGTATAAGCTTATTTTTTAAATACAATAATTGAGATACAGAGAATCTAAACTCTGTATCTCAATTATAATTATGATCTATATAAATATGCAACAACCGAAGTTGCATCTCTTTCTACACCATTATCAATAACCTTCTTAGAGAATGAGAACCATGCTCTATTAGCTGATTTCTTAGCTGTGTAATTTAAGAAGATATTTCCAGCTAATGGAATACAACCATTAAGTACTTCATTCTCAACAAATGATGTTACTAAAGTATTGATATATGATAGAGTACCAACATATTTATTTCCATTGTAGATAACTCTTACTAGAATTAACTTACTACCCCATCCATCCCATAGTGATGAATTTAATTCATTATTAACTACAGGCATTGATTCTATTGACCAGTTATGTGGGATATACTGATTGTAGATATGGAGCACAGTATTTGTATTCATATTTCTTGCTACTGGATCAATAATTCTACCTAATGTGTGATGAGTATAACATCCAGTTACATATTGCTTTAATTTACCTGGACTATTATTATCAAATCTCATATTGATAAACATCCACATATCATCAGCAACTCCAAGTAATTCTAATGATGAATTATTAGCTTTAAACTCACCACTCTTATTAGTAAAAAATCCTACTGTCATAAATACACCCTCTGGCATATTAGATCCCCAGAATTCATTTAGTGTCGTATTTTCCATATCATATACTTTTACTACAGAATTATTTCCACTACCAATAGTCTTAAATAATTCTGCAACTAATCTAGCATCTGGAATCAATCCAGGTTCTGTCACTTCTCTAGTATTAACAATCTTCATTTCTGATCTATTGAGTTTATCACTAATAGTACTTTGTAATGTTGCTGAAAGATTGTTATTATCAATCTCATTAAGATTTGCAATAGTACCTAATTCTGATGCTTTATTAATCAATGAGTTGATATAAGTATCCACAGTATGGTCATGACCATCTTTAACAGAATCTAATGTTGGTAACTGTGTCGGTAGTGTATAACTAAGATCCTGAACTGTAACAGTACCATCTCCCATAGTACCACCAGTAACATGACCTTCACTATTCACATTAACAGAACTATATTTTCCAGGAGTGATAGAACTCATTTCTGGGTGAGTATATACTGTAACTTCCTGATCGTTAACTCTAATATGTCCATTAGTTGATGATGGTTTTACATTAACAATTCCACCTCTCAACTTCTTAATATAGTCAGTATAATCAGATAGTTTCTCAGTACCATCATCATTTAACATGACATCTTTATCTCTAGTCTTAAAATAAATATCGGTATTGTCATCACCATTGATCTGGTGATATTGGACTTGTACTTTTTTATTAGTTGCCATTATACAACCCCTTTCATTATATTTAAAATATCCAAATATTAGTCAAAAGTTCCCAGCACTTAATTATCATTGACTGATACTGTAGAGGTTATTCCAGATCTCTTAAATGTAAAATTTCCTCTAACACTCATATCTCTACCATCTTTAGTGAATACTAATGTTGATCTAGTTAACATATAATTTCCTTTATATTTATCTGTGTTCTTAGTATCTTCAAATAAGAATGTGAAATTCCTATTAGGTTGCATCACAGATACATCTAATCCAACACACCCACAACTAATTACAATAGAATTAGCTGAACTCTGTGCAGCATATGTTGTAGCTAACCATTCATTACTAGTATTGGTTTTAATAATCTGACTATTAGCATTTGGATCTACTGTAGCATTTACTACTGTCTTAGTATTAGTATTAATGATAGTAGCATTATTTCCACCAATCATATCATTACTAGAAGTTCTATCACTAACATCAACTGAATCTGTCCTACAACAAATATATCGACATTTCTCATTCTGATCTTTCTTTCTAATAGATCCAGATAATCCATCAAACTGTCCACCTCTAGTTGGTACTAATATTGCAGTCTCTTTAATTTCCTTATTTTCCCAAGCTGTACAACCACCTTTATAGTTTAAGAAATATGCTCTATCAACACCAAAAAATATCATAGATCCGCATTTATAAAAACCATATTCAGTATCTAAATATTGTACAGCAGATAATGCTGTTTGTGGTGGAATCAATAATTCTTGATAAGTCTTATTATTCTCAAATGGACTAGCTAATATATTCTTAACATCACAAGTAGATGTAATATATGCAATAGCTCCTAACATAGTAACATTCTTTAATACTACATTAATGGTTTTCTTCATAGCTTTAAATGTACTCTGTTTATATAAGAAGAATTCATTCTTACCACCTAATGAAATATTCTCTAGTCTATTATCATTAGTATCAGCATTATCTCCTAGATTTTCTTTAGTCTCTTTTTCAAGATTCTTATTAGGTGATAAATCTTCCTCATCTATTATCAGTTGAAATAAATCACATACATAGTCTTTATACAATGACTTTTTCTCTGATCCGTCATCTTCTTTATTGGTACAATATCTTACTATCCATAGATGTAACTTAGTATCTTTTTTGTTCTTAATAAGACTCTCATATGCATTAGATTCCAATGTCATATTGATTTTACATA